GGGAGAAGAAGACGAGATGATTACACTGACGGAACTGTTAGAATACAAGTCAAATCACCTTCACCCTAAACTAGGAGAAAAAAATTATGGCAATAACATCAGCAGTATGTAATAGTTTTAAAGCAGAAGTTTTACAAGCTTTACACAATTTTACAGCATCATCTGGAAACGATTTTAAATTAGCTTTGTACACAAGTAGTGCTACTATAAATAAAACAACGACAGCGTACAGCGCTACAAACGAAATATCAAACACATCTGGATCTGCTTATTCTGCAGGCGGTGCCGCACTTACAAGTGTAACTCCTGCTTTATCTACAGACACTGCGTGTTGTGATTTTGCAGACATTAGTTTTACTTCTGCTTCATTTACAGCTAACGGTTGTTTAATATATAATGATACAAATGCTGATAGAGCAGTTTGTGCAATTGCATTTGGTGGAGACAAAACTGTATCAAGTGGAACTTTTACAATTCAATTTCCAACAGCAGACGCATCTAACGCAATTCTTCGTATAGCATAGGGAGTAGTTCCTTATGTCTAACACTTGGAACCAATCCGGCACAACCTGGGGACAGAATACTTACGGTACTCAAACTGAGGTTGTAATTACTTTAACAGGTGTACAATCAACTTCACAACTTGGAGAACTCACAGAAGTTTTTAATATAGAAGGGTGGGGTAGAAATAGTTGGGGCGAACTTGAGTATGGAGACAACACATTTACAGTTGATCTAACTGGTGTACAAGCAACTTCATCAGTAGGAAGCGTAGAAGCTTTTAATTTTGAAGGTTGGGGTAGACAAGAATTTGGTAATTCCGGTTGGGGTGTAGATTATGCAGTTGAACTTTCAGGACAACAAGCAACTTCTAGTTTAGGTACTCCTACAGCTAGTCAAATTATTACTACAGAATTAACAGGAGTCCAAGCAGCTACGGGACTTGGTTCACTTACATTAGATCTAACATCCATTGTAAGTCCAACAGGATTACAATCACAAACAGAACTTGGAAGTTTCGATAACGCAGGTACTTTGGTCGGTTGGGGTAGAAACGGTTGGGGTGAAGAACCTTATGGAGATTCATTTAATAAATTAGTTCAACTAAATGGATTAAGTTCTACTTCCTCTGTGGGTGCAATTACGCCTGCCGATGCTATAGGAATAACAGGAGTACAAGCAACTTCTTCTGTTGGATCTCCAACTTTAGAATTTGAGTATACTTTAAGCGGCCAGTCAGCCACAGCAAGTGTTGGAGCTATTGTTTCTGAAATAGGGGTGTCATTAACAGGAGTACAATCAACTTCTTCAGTAGGATCAATTTCTCCAGCTGATGTTATGGGGCTAACAGGGGTGTCATCAACTTCAAGTGTTGGAGACGTAGAAGTAGTTGAAAAATTAATAGTTAACATAACAGGTGTTAGTGCTACTTCAAATGTAGGTTCTATCGTACCAGAAATAGGGGTTCCATTAACCGGAGTTAGTGCTACATCAGCAACAGGGACTATAGCTCCTATAGAAATGTCTATAGGATTAACGGGACAAGAAACAATATCTAGTGTAGGAGACGTTATTGTATTAGGTTTCCAAGACGTTAATATTGTCGGAAATACTAATTATTCTGA